CATTGTGTGGATTGACCAGTGGGGCACCGTGCCGCTGTGCCATTCGTGCGGCGACATCCGCCGACAGGCATGGGAGAAGAAGCAGGGTAAGGAGACAAAGTGAGCGACGGGGAAAAGCCAGGCACGTTTTATACTAACGGTGTGTTAGAGGGATTCCTTGGTGGGCGCCTAGCGTATTACACGAAGATGTTGGAAATTGAACGCAACCAGATGGGGCATGAAGAAGTGCGCTCATGGAATAAGGCAATCTCCCGTGCCAGTGAGGCATACGGCGAATACCGCACAAATGGCGACAGCGACCAGGTAAAGTTGTTGACCGAAAAGATGTTCAAGCATGAGGGGCGCGCGATGGAGCGACGTCGCATGCGACAGGACCTCATCATTGATCACTCGTGGGCAGCCAAGTGCCTCTGGGCGTATTCCGCTGCAGACCGCAAGAATGCACCAGGGTTCCGCATTGCCGCAGAGCGTCTTGCTGCTACCCACCCAGAGTGGTCGCTGTGGCGCATTGCCCAAGAGATGGACCTCGTAGATAACTGGGATAAGGACTTCTGGGAGTAGCATGAAAGAAAAGGTATGCGCTGGCTGCAAGGAAAGCTGGCCGAACGACGAAGAGTTTTACAAGCCAAACGCGTTGAAGTGCCTTGCCTGCCAGTTTGAAATCCGTCGAGCCCACAAGGCTAGGCGCAAGGAGCGAATTGCCGCACTGCCAGCAGCAGAGCGGGAGAAGATTCGCCTTGCAGAGAACGAGCGAGCACGCAAGCGAGACCAGAACCGGTACTGGGGGAAGAAGACAAAAGCAGCATAGTATGGTACTGTTGTACCATCAACAAGAAGCACCTGCCAAAAAATTTGGGGCAGGGTATACAGAAAGGAGCACAACATGAGGGCACGACGACCAGGGGGAGCACCGCAGCCACACGAAGTCCTGCGGGAAGTACGCAGCTACGTAGAGCGTTGGAACCAGTCACCAACCATCTCTGAGTTGTGCGACCAGTTAGATTGCGGCAGGAGCACGGTGCAGCGCGCCCTTGCTGCTATGGAGCGCAACGGTTGGGTAACACGGCGCAAGCAGATTGCCCGCAGTATTGTTATTACCCCGCAAGGCCACAAGGCGGCGTGGGCAGCATCGGAAGGGGTCTGACGTGAGCATTGAAAGCGTAAATCGATGCAACGAGCCAGAGTGCATTAACGATGCGCTTATGCGGCTTAACAAGGAGCTAAAGAGTGGCGAGCGCGTTTGGCTGATTGAGCAGAACCAGGATGGGGAATGGTCGTGCTCTGTCGTTGAGGAAAACTCTAACTACATTGCCGGTAAGGCAAGCGACCATGAGCCATCGTTCTACAACCGTGGCTTTGGAAGGGGCAACAACGTGTATCAGGCGATTACGTCTTGCCGTATCAACCTGCAGGCAACGCACATGAAAAGGGCCAAGTAACGTGTGGGGGGCACTGGAGGCTGGCATGGAAGCACATAGGGTAGAGAGCATGTCCCTGGAGCAGGCTTACCAATCCTTTAAGGATGGAAAGCTTCGCCCCGTACTTGCGATTTACGCCGCAAAGTATCTAGAGTGCGAGTGCGGCAATGCGGCTGGCGAGCATTGCTTTAACAGCGCCCACGCGGATATGCGCAGGGAAATGAACCCCCTACATCAAGTTGATTGTTTTTTGTGTGCATGCGTCGGGTGCAGCGAAGGAAATTGTTGCACCCATTAATGGTACAAATTTCAGTATAGTGTAGTGGCCGTCGGGTAGTTAACTCCTTTCCTGCCCGGCGGCATTAATCAGAGATAGACCCGGTGCGCAAATTCCTCTCCATAACTTTTAGCGTTTTTGCCATGGCCTTAATCGGGTCCTGATCAATCGGTTGAACAAATTTGATTTCGGCCTTCTTGTCCTGATCGTCATAGCCCCAGGCATCGCTATCGCCAAGCCTCCATCGGCCAGCCTCCGCCGAGAACTCCTTTGTTGACACCTTGAAGTCTGGCATCTTGGTTTCTCTGTAGACAATAGCTTCATCCAGCCACAGCACTCTGTTGTTTGGTTGGGCGGCAAATTGCCCATTGTCTAAGCGGATAAAGTTATACGACTTATGCTCAGAAGGAACGCTTGCCCAATTGGCATTGATTTCGTTTGGTTCGCTGTGCACCATGTCTACGGTAAACAAATAGTGACCTTCGTTCCATGAACCAGCTGGGGTTCGGAACTTGCAGCGCATGTTTTTCAGCACAGACTTTTCAATCACGCTTAGTTGAGGAGAGATTGCGTCCCAAAGCTGAAGGTCCCCAAGCTTTAGGTCCGGCTTTGGGGTCTCAGGCTTCCAAACAAAGGCGCTAATCGGCAGCTTATCGTACAAGGCGCCGTACTCAGGAAGGAATGCCTCGATGTACAGGGCGCGAGCGCGGATAGCCTTGACGGTTACCCAATAGGCTGGAGTGAACTCCCCGTGGCCGTCCTGCAGATCGCGCAGGTATTCTTTGCGCACGTAACAGGAAACTGGCGGGATATTAGCAAGTGCATAAGACATTATTTACTCCAAGGACTCTTAACTCGGCTTAGGGCAACCGGATCGCCGGCGTCCTGCCAGTCTTTCACATCCAGTAATTCAACCCGCTCTATTGTCTCATACATGTTAAGGACATCTACCATGTCAAGGGGATCTCCGATTGGAAGGCGTCGGAACGCTGCCCGCAGCTTGTTAATGTCGCTAAATCTATACACGCCGCAGCACACATTGAACTTGGGCTCGCCGCGATTCCAGCCTTTGTACGGGTCTGGGTAATCCCACACCCTCCAGGGCCCAGGGGCAACGCCCGCCCACGATCCTGTGTTTGCGGGTATGTGGGTCAGCAGGGTGTCGGCAAAGAGAACAACAAGCCCGCCGTCGTGCCACGTGTCGTTGACGTAGTAGCGCAAGGCACCGCCCGGACCGTCGTATTGGTCATGGGCCATAACGCGAGAAACCCATTTCTCTACCGCTTTATTGACGGCAAGCCAATCGTTCTCGTGAACAACAACATCAGTAATGGAGTTTTGTTTAGCCCTTCGGTGCCACTCGTGTACCGGTATGCCATCAGCTTCGACTAGGAGCTTGTTTCTTCCCTCCAGGCGCGTCGCCTTACCAGCAGAAAGAATGACTAATCTGTCCCAGTCGCCCATGGCAACCCCCCAAGACTTTCGTGTGGTCGCCCAAGGGCAAGGTCGTAGTGCCATGTAAAGTCGGGAATCGACAAGAAGGTGTAGCCGTGCTCGTGAGCCTTCTTCCAAAGCAGCCAATCGTAGCCAAGCCGTTCCTCAAAGCCACCAAGCTTATGAAACATTGAGCGGCGAAAGAGCGCAGTGTGCGACACGATTGAGTCAGCAAGCAGGTTTTCTCCGTTAAACGGTCGGTTGTAACGGTTGTCTCCAAGGGCATACGAATAAATAATGTCAGCCTCTTCTCGCCTGCTGTAAAGCGCCTCAACGTGGTTAGGCAAGAGGGTATCGTCGTCATCAAGAATCATGAGCCATTCGGTGTCAGCAAAATCAATCAGCCGATTCTTAGTAATTGCCCCACCTTTGCGCTCTCTGTCAAGCATATGAACATGAGCACGAGGCATCAGGGATTGATTGCGCACTGAAGCAACCGCGCGCTCAAAGAGCTCCTCGCGGCCGTTAATGGTTGCTGTAATAATCGTAAGATCCGCTACCATATAACTCCTTTAGTAATAATCTGAACAGGACGCGTAGTAGCCGCATTCACAAATCAACTTGCAGGCTCGTTGGCTCATTTTCGCCCCGCAGTTCAGACAAGTCAGTATAACCTGCTCTACGTCTATTGTAATCTCTGACTCATTCTGTGGTGGGGGATTCTCGTTCATAGGCCCTCGCAGTTTTTGTGTTGCTTTACTTTTGTGTTGTCCTGTTGACCGTTGTGTATACTCCCCCGCATGGGAAAGCGAGCCTTAATCTTTGGCATCACCGGCCAGGACGGATCGTACCTTGCCGAGCTCCTTCTTGGCAAGGGTTACGAAGTCCATGGTGTGATTCGCCGCGCCTCCAGTTTTAACACGGGCAGGATTGACCACCTGATTGAGCGCCCCGACGTCCCCTTTGCCCTGCATTACGGAGATGTAACGGATGGAAGCTCTGTGTCTAGCGTTATTGCACGCACAAGGCCAGATGAAATTTACAACCTGGCAGCTCAAAGCCACGTAAAGGTTAGCTTTGAAATCCCAGAATTCACCACGCAAGTAGACGCCCTGGGTTCGCTCCGCATCCTAGAAGCAATCCGTAGTCAGCCCCGCGCAATCCGCTACTACCAGGCTGGCAGCAGTGAGATGTTCGGCAGGGTACTGGAAGTGCCCCAGCGAGAGTCGACCCCGTTCAACCCCCAAAGCCCTTATGCCATGGCCAAGGTGTATGCCCATAACATGGTGCAGCTTTATCGCAATGCTTATCTAATCCATGCTTCTAACGGCATTTTGTTTAACCACGAGTCCCCAAGGCGGGGTAACACGTTTGTGACCCACAAGATTACTCGGGCCGTCGTTGAGATTGTTCAGGGTAAGCGGCACGAACTTGTTCTGGGCAACCTCGATGCCAAGAGGGATTGGGGTTACGCACCAGAATACGTAGAGGCAATGTGGTTGATGCTGCAACAGGAAAGCCCAGGAGACTACGTCATTGCCACGGGCGAGATGCATACAGTTAAAGAGTTTGTGCAGGAAGCGTTTGCCTACGTGGGCCTTGACTGGGAAAAGTATGTGCGCACGGATGAGCGATACTACCGACCAGCAGAGGTTGATCAGCTTCTCGGAGACCCATCCCGCGCCAAGGCGGTGCTGGGGTGGGAGCCAAAGGTTAAGTTTAAAGAGCTTGTAAAGATAATGATTGACGCCGACACGGAGGCAATCAAGTGAACCAGGTTAGCGGCAAGCGGGTCCTTGTAACTGGTGGAGCCGGCTTTCTTGGCAAAAGAATTGTTGACCGTCTCAGCCTGCGAAACCCCGAAGACATTATTGTCCCGAGAAGCTACGAGTGGGATCTGACTAGCCAAAAAGAAACAGAGGAAATGATTGGCGAGTTCCTCCCCGACATCATTATTCATGCGGCCGCAGAGGTCGGCGGCATTGGGGCTAACATGCAATCCCCTGGCCGATTCCTGTATGCCAACGCAATGATGGGCCTTAACGTCATTGAGGAGGCAAGAAAGTTCCCGACGGTTGAGAAGATTGTGCTGGTCGGCACGGTGTGCTCGTACCCAAAGTACGCCACCCCACCGTTCAAGGAAGAAGACATCTGGAACGGCTACCCAGAAGAGACCAACGCGCCCTACGGCGTAGCAAAGAAGCTGCTGCTCGTTCAGGCGCAGGCGTATCGGCAGCAGTACGGCACTAACATCATCTACCTCATTCCTACCAACCTCTATGGCCCAATGGACAACGACAACCCAGAGACATCGCACGTTATCCCCGCCATCATGCGCAAGTTCATTGAGGCAAAGCAGAGCGGAGCAGGCGAAGTATCCCTTTGGGGTTCTGGTTCCGCAAGCAGGGAGTTCCTCTACGTTGACGATGCCGCAGAGGCAATCGCCAAGGCCACCGCCCATTACTCATCCGATTTGCCGCTCAACCTGGGCAAAGGCGAAGAGATTTCCATTGCCGACCTTGCTGAAAAGATTAGGGGAATCGTCGGCTACGCCGGGAAAATCGTCTGGGATCGGTCAAAGCCAGACGGTCAGCCCCGCAGGTCTGTTAATGCGCAGAGAGCAAACGACTTGTTAGGCTGGAAGCCAGCGATTAGCCTGGATGAAGGTCTGTCACGAACATATATCAGTATGAGGTAAATATGGGCTGGGTAACGCAGGGAAATACAGTAAGCGAGCGGGGGGATAAGCGTCTCTCTATCCTCGTATGCTCTCTGGAATCCCGAGCCGACAAGCTAGATCGCCTCATGGGCGCGCTCACTCCCCAACTTACTACTGAGGTGGAGGTGCTTACCCACGTTGACTCCGGAGAGGCCAGCATTGGCAAGAAGAGAAACGAACTTATGGAAGCCGCACTGGGCGACTACGTGGCTTACGTAGATGATGACGACATGGTGAGCGAAGATTACGTAGAGAAAATTCTAACGGCTCTTGACTCTGACCCAGACTGCGCCAGCCTAACTGGGATTATCTATTTTGCTAATGGCAGGTCGGCAATCTTTGATCATTCAATTGAGCACGAAGAGTGGAAGACCGGACCCGACGGCATTTATTACCGAACACCAAACCACCTTAACGCTATTAGGCGATCTATTGCCAGCAAGGTAGTGTTTGAGGATCTAAACTTTGGCGAGGACAAAAGATTTTCTGATAAGGTTAAGCCGTTCCTCAGAACAGAAGTGCGCATATCTGGGGAAATTTACTACTACTATCCAAGCAAGGGGTACTAATGCACCTACTCGTTAAGTTTCCCACTCGGCAACGGCAGAAGCGTTTCTTTGAGGTCTTTGCTTCTTATCTTCAGCTTGCCTCAAATCGTCATCATATTGAATGGGTAATCTCCATGGACGAAGACGATGCGGAGATGAATAACAAGGACGTGCAGGAAACTTTTGACAAAATGATTGCCATGGGTCACGACATTAAGTATTTCTACGGAGACAACAAGACAAAAATCGAGGCAATGAACGCCGACATGGACAAGACCAGCGGTGAGTGGGAGGTGTTGTACCTTGCGCAGGACGACATGTTGCCAATTGTGCAGGACTGGGACGAGCGCATGCTTAACCTGGTTTTTGGAAACTTCCCCGACCTAGACGGGTGCATCTGGCCACCGGACGGGTACGGCGACAGCCCAACAACTTCAACCGTCGTAATTATGGGCAGGAGCTGGTACGAACGTTTCCAATACATCTACCATCCAGGCTACAAATCTGTCTACTGCGACAATGAGTACACGGATGTTGCCCTGTCTTACGACAAGATTCGCAAGGTTCCAGACAGGCTAGTGCAGCACAAGTGGGTTGGAACCAATGGTCGAGATGCTCTGTGCGACCGCAACGAAAGCGTGGTTAACTACGAACACGACCGCCAGCTCTTTGTTGAGCGGACGCTCGCTGGGTTCCCTTAGACTCGTCTTTGATTGCAATGCCGTAGATGCGCTTTAGCGCATGGCGAACCACGGCGTACTTGGAAGCGTTTTTCTTAATGTTCTCAATAAACTCCTCGTGCCGCATATACTGCTCGCACAGATAGAGATACGCTTCTGCCCATTTGGGGCTGTGCCAGCTCTTTGTCCAGACATGTGCAATCTCGTGGAGCGCTGTGTCCTTGTCGGCGGTGCACAAGAAAATAGTCTTGCCCCAGTATTCTGCTTCCCCGTGAGGGTGGCTGTCGGGAAGAGTGTGAACGCCATCGGGGTGGTAATGCAAGTGCACGCGGCCAAGTCGGATGCCTTGCTCAGCGCAAACCTTACGAATCAACGAGGTGACTGGGCGCCAGCGCTGCTTTTCGGAAGAGGGCGCCTCGGGGTCGTAGACAATGCGCACCGTTCCGGGTCTTGGTGTCCCGCGCTTTGTGTCCATGGTACCCCCTAGGTTGGCTGACGTGCTATTCTAGGCGCCGGCTAGTCAATAGTCCAGAGGAGGATTTGTTGTATGGATTTCCTAGGTATTATAGCGACTTTTGTGCTTGGCTTTATTGTCGGCGCCTCACTTGCGGGTGCAGGTGGAAGAGTTCAAATTGAACAAGAGAAGGCAAAGTCAGCCTTTGAGTTCCGTCGTGGTTGGTGGTTTGGCGCCAATGACGTGCGGGTGGGCCTGGGGCTTGCCCCAATGGACACCGCCGCCAACCCCGCACCTGAAGTTGCAGGGCAGCCAGAGCCCAACGAGCGCCCCAAGGCCAAGCTTGGCAAGAAGGTCAACTAGGGGGAATAGCTCAAAGGTTAGAGCACCGAGCTTATATCTCGGCGGCTCCTGGTTCGAGTCCAGGTTCCCCTACCATTTGACAATCCACAAATAGGGTTGTACTGTACACAACTAGACCTAGAAGTTCTGGGTTTGTGGATAGTGAAAGGATAGCAAATGAAGAGGCAAATTGGACTGCTCCTCGCAGTGTTCCTGGTTGTCGGGTTTTTGATTGCAGGGTGCGGTGGCTCAGCAGGGGTGGCAACGAACACTCCAGAGGCCACACAGCAGGCAACCCCAACCCCGACCCCTACCCCAGAGATTGCTGGTGTCGGCTACTACATTGAGTGGTCAGACGTGCGGGTTTCGCTGGCAGAGGCTGGGGTCTTTAGCACTTACAACGAGTACTTTGCGCCAGATGCTGGCAACAAGTTCGTAGCGGTGCTGGTGGAGTATGAGGCGTTGGCAGACAACGTGTCCTACAACCCATTCTTCTGGACGCTTCGGGACAGCCAGGGTTTTTCGTATAACTACTACATCTTTGGCAAGGAGCCAGCACTTGATTCAAGCAATGAATTGAAGGCGGGTCGCAAGGTCAAGGGGTGGCTGACATTTCAAGTTCCTGTAGGCGAAACGCAATTCTATTTGACAATGGACGACTACACCCATTCGGGTGAGTGGCAGTTCACAACAAAGTAAGGAGGAATCATGGCAAGCAAGACGGTAAGTGTTTCTGTTCCATCGTTTAGCCCGCTGCTCATTGTTGTTGCGCTAGTGGCGGCAGGCATTGGGTTGTTTGCTGGCAACAGCGCAGGTGACTCGGCGGGGTATACGCGCGGTTCAAGCGCTGGGTACACCAGCGGTCACAGCGACGGCTGGGGTGCTGGCGTTGAGGCAGCGCAGCAGCGCACATGGGTAGCGGGGGCTAAGGCTGGCTGCTTCTCCGTTCAGGAAGAGTCTGGCTACGACATCTTTGTTTATCGCTACAGCGATGGCTATGTTGAGTATGAAAAGTGGTGCGGTAACCCTGCAAACTTTGGCCCACAGACGTACCCAACCATTGAGTACGTAGCCCCAGGTAACTAGTAGTGGATTGCGGCCACGAGGGTGAGAGCGGGTTCTTGGCGACAAACGCCATGGGCTTTGTTCAAAATCCCTCGGACCCGCGCTGTATTCACTGCGCCTGGAACGAGGTGTTCGCCGTGATACCCCAGGGTTGGTGGTTTGACAGGTTATACTTTTTGCTTAACGGCTGGGCTATCGAGGTGGCCAGCCCCAACGGTGAATGTGTCCGCTCGGTGGGCGCAACGCCAGCCATTGCCATGGACGAAATGAAGAAATTATTGGAGCAGCACAATGACGCCAAGAAAACCAAATAACGTACACGTGAGCGCGCTGGAAATCCAGCAGCTTATTATGTGGAAGTTCCCAGAGTCAAAGTCGTTGACCGATGGCGCCTACGCCGCTGCAATGAAATACGACCTAAGCCCAGAAACCATGCGTTGCTACGCGTATCAAGGGATCAGCAACAAGAGCAAGGCCTACAAGGTCATGTCTTCTGACATTGAGGACATGCGGAGGTATGAGGAGTCTGCCTGGCGGCTTATTGACCACTCGCAGTCTGAGCTCATTTCAGCCATTGACGCAAACATTGCGGCCTTTAAGCAGGCGGCTGAGCACTTTAGTAATATGAAAAAGGAAATCTTGAATAGGAAGGTTCGCGGATGAACGACACTAAATTCTCTTGGTACGGAGCCTATTGCATGCCTGGCAGGGAAGAGCGCGCTAAGCGCCTGCTGGAGCAGCGCATAACCTCTATGGGCATGGAAGACCTATTCCGAACAGTCTTTATCCCAAGACGAGAGGTAAACAAGTGGAGTGGGGGCAAAAGGCATAAAGTTGATGAGTGCATCTATCCGGGATACATATTTATTGAAATGGTTATGAGCCCAGAAAGCTTCTTCGTTGTAAAGGGCACCCCGTCAATAGCGGGTTTTGCCAATAACAACTCGCTTCAGAACCACCGAAACGACCCGTCGCCAATTACGCAGGCGGAGATGAATGTCATTCTTGGAGTGGGGGAAAAGAAAGTGCCAAAGCCGACTAACATCTTTAACAATGGGGACAGCGTCAAGATCGTTGTTGGGCCCTTTGCGGAGATGATCGGCTCAGTGTTCCTTGCGGACGACCAGAAACAGAGGCTAAAGGTAGCTCTATCGTTCTTTGGTAGGGAAACGGTGGTAGAGCTTAGTTATTCGGAGGTTACAAAGCAGTGACTAATTCAGTCATGGTGCAGTTGAACCAGAAGCAAATCGAGCGTGCCGTTATTGCTGGCGCCCTGCGGGAGTTGCGCGCAATTAAGGACGGACTAAAGGACAGATACAACTGGGAGCGAGATGGCTGGAAGCAGCACATCGAGGGCGCTATGGGCGAGGTGGCAGCCTCCGTTGCAACGGGACTACCGTGGACAGGAGAAGACATCGACACCTTTAAGGGCGCAGACGTTGGGGAAAACGTACAAGTCCGATTCCGACCTGGCCACTATCAGGATTTGTCTATCCGCAAAGCAGACAGCAAGAAGTCAATCTACGTTCTTGTCTTGCCAGCGGATATGAGGAACTTTATTTTTGAAGTAGTTGGATGGATGTCTGCGAAAGAGGGCATGGAGGAGAAGTACTACCACGAAGACAAGGCGCTGTACTTTGTGCCCAAGGCTCATCTGCATGACATTACAACGCTTCCAGGATACGTGCCGCCGCCACCATCAGAATACGGGCTGTGGGGCTAGGCGCACTTTGCGTGATGGTGCAAAAGACGCGAGCTGCTCTTCGCGCCAACAAAGCTAATTACATACTTAGACCTTATTTGGCTTGCGAGCATAGGCTGATCGCATACTGAGCAGATACGCTTCGTAAGCGTTTCGGCTTTCTTTTCGCCTTTGTTCTTTGCAAGAGTTTTCTTACCGGCCATAAACACCTCTATCAATAGGTCGGCGGGAAGGCAACGGAGGAACGCCTGGATGCGACGCAGCCCGTCGGCTCGCGCGGCCGCCAACACCGTTTCATGAGGCCCTCAAAGCCTCGTTAACCTTCCCGCCCTAGCCGACCATACCGTCGGCGAGCTGCCTCCCGTTGAGGAGGGGCGGCAAATTACATACTATCATGGCCCTATGAGACTTGTGGACTTCTCACAAATCTGCCATACTGCGCCAATGGAAAGTCATTCGTTCCCAAGTCAACGCGCTCGGGCTATCTGGATTCTCTGGTCGCAGGACAATCCAATCACCCTTACCCTGGAGCCCCGCTCCGAGGACGACCTGGAGCCCTATCTGGTAATCTGTGGCCAGCACATCGATGCAGCCGTACTCATGCGAGTCACGGAGAAGGAGGCAAATTGGCTAATCCAACAAAGGGCCGGGTTGTAGCTACGGCAGAGCAGAGCTTTGAGGCGACCTTTGCGGAGATCTACTCCGAAGCGTTTGCCCTTCTTGTGCGCAAGCAGGAACGATACGGAGACTCAAACATTCAGCAGCTTGGAATTCACGGCGTGGTTAGCCGCATTGCCTACGACAAGATTGAGCGAGCCAAGCGCTTCCTCAACGGGAAGGTTGTTGACGGAGAGGTCACCCTTGACCCTCTGCCAGACGGCGGTGACGAGTCGCTCGCCGATACAATGCTTGACATTGCAAACTATGCGCTCATCACCGTTGCGCTTCAGCGATCTAAGTGGGGGCGGCCGCTTGATGGTCTCCCAGCAGAACTTCACCGCTTTGAAAAGGAAGCGAAGGCTCCGCGAGGGGATGCACCCAATCTCTCGCTGGCAAACCTTAGGGTGAATGTGATGGGAGCGAAGAAGAAGTGAGTAAGAAGTCAAAGCGAGCAAGGAACCCTAGGTCGTTTGATTCGCAAAGCGTTGGCACGCCACAAAAGAGTGTCGGCATCTGCGTTGCAACTCCTACGCTGGACGGCAGGCTACACGCTGGTTGCGTTGCAACGGTTATGCAGTTGCAGAAGCTGTGCATTGAGCAGGGTATTTCCTTTACGTGGAAGGTCCTTGCGGGCAACTCCATTCTTCCGCTTGCGCGAAACGAACTCACTAAGCAATTCTTGGAGACCAAAGCAACTCACCTGTTTATGATTGACAGCGACATCCAGGTTGACCCAAGGCACATTTTGTACCTACTCGGTCATGACCGCATGGTCAGCGCGCTGCCGTGCTCTAAGAGGGAAGTTGTTTGGAACCGTTTGGGCGAGTTCGTTTCTGCGTACCCAAACACAAGCCTGGAACTCTACCCAGCCCTTATTGCCGAAGGAAACTTCTCCACGGAGGAGGATGTTTTCAAGGTGGATGAAGCTGGTTTTGCAAAGGTCTTGAAGGTTGGCACTGGCGCCATGATGGTAAAGCGCGAAGCTTTTGAGAAGTTAATGGCTGAAAACCCAGACAACTATTTCAACACAACCCAGGGAAAGCTTTATCAGTTTTTTAGTTACTCTCAGGACGAGGAAACAAAGACTCAATACGGAGAGGACTACACCTTCTGCAACAATTGGCGGAAGATTGGCGGAGAAGTAGACCTACTGGTTGCAGCCAAGACAAAGCACCACGGCCAGTTGGCTATCGAGTTCAATTGGAAGGGCATTGCGGAAACAATTACGGAGTTTATGGCAGAAAAGGAGAAGAAGAATGCGGTCTGATTTGCTGGCACAAATTGCTCAATCGGTATTCCCGCACAATTCACGCGGAAGCGCGGCAAAGATGTTTGCCCAGCGAATGAACGAGGTCCTATCGCCAGAGCACCGCCGCTCCCCACGAACGGTGGAGGCATACGCAAGCAACCAGCGCTCTATCCCCGCTGATTACTCAGTGGCAGTGATTGAGTACGTCAAGAACAATCATCCAGAGCTGGTTGACATCATTGCCGAGGCGGAAGAGGACAGCGGCGCAGAAGTCAGCAGTGTGATTTCTAAGATTGACACGCTGACGGAGACCGTAGATAAGATTGAGAAGTCTGTTAACAAGTTGCAGGGCGCTACGCAGGCGGCTGGAATGTTGCTTGCCATTCGCAAGATGTGCGAGGATTGCGTAGGCGGTTCTGCTGAAAGCAAGGACAGCTATTGCCATTGGAGCAATTGCCCCCTGCGCGAATACAGCGACATGCGGCTATCGCCAAACGCCAAGAGGATGTAATGGTCTGGTTTCCCGCCGTCTATACAACGCTAGAAGACGGACAATGCTCTTCCGAGGTGTATGACAGCGAAACACTGATGGTCATTGGCTCTACTGTTGCAGGACACCCAGAAAAAGTTTATGCCGAGACCGAAAGGCTGCTTTCATTTGTAAGGTATGTGTCGGATTCCCCGTCTTTATTGAAAGGGTACGTGCTGAATGAGCAAGAAGAAGGCAAAGATGACCCAGGACTATGACCACGACTGGCTGCGCGGTTGGCTTAACGCCGCCTACAGCTCAACCGCAAGGACTCTTGGCCTCCTCCCAGAGCGCTGGACTCCAGGAGCAGAGGCGGTGCTTGAAGGCGAGATTAGCCAAAACATTGCAGACATTTTGCTGATTGGTAATTACGAGAAGTGCGAGATTGAAGGGGCAATCCTCCCGCCCTCCGAGGGACACTCTAATTGGCGTTTTATTGCAGTTGTCAAGTTGAACAAGATCCCATTTACCTGTATGGTGAGTGCCAAGAGCCCCGCTGGGCTCATTGACGCGGCAAGCGCGTGGGCAAACCACGTTGTTGCACGCAAGACGCAGCTTACTAAGAAGCAAAAGGAGAAAGCAGATGTTGGTTGAGCGAGTGTTCCAGTACGTAGACGACAAGTCTGGTGACGCCCTCATTAGGGTCGTGCAAGACGGGGATTCCTGTGAGGCCGTTATGGCAGACACTGGCGAGCCATACGCGCGCATCTCCTGTGTCGTTGAAAAGCAGACGCCCATCGAGGGCTGGTTTTGGCTGAAGTGGTGGAGCGAAAACGAAGAACTTGTCCGACAGCTTGTAAACAAGGGTGTGCTGCAAACCCGCGACGACAAGATTATTGCCGTTTCTAGGTGGGTAAATACCTGCGAGGCCCGCGTTGTTGAAGAAGAGTGACACTATCGGATACGCTTACACCCAGCCCCAAGATGTATGGGTTTGCTCGGTGTGCGGGGATGACCGACAAAGCGATGTAGTGCAATCCGTTCAAAGCAATACCTTGCACCAAGACTTTAAGCACGCCTCTTGCATGGTGTGTCGGGCAACGCGGCTGTTCCGCGTAAAAAGGAGGGAAGATGAACGAGAAGTCTAGTGTTCCTGCTTACGATGTCTTGCTGGCTGACGGCTGGGACGACTGCATTATTGGCCTAGGGTGGCAGTTCAACAAGCCCCTTATTGTCTATAGCAAGAACAAGATCCTGGCTAAGCTTGTTAATCAATTTGCAGCAGACGCCTATGACAATAAGGAATTTGACGACAACGATGCCTACCGTGGGGATCGAGACTTCTTTGCCGAGGCAGAGGAATACTTTTCGTTCAATATCCAAGGTGCTTGGGTGGGCGAATCAACACCCGTCTTTGTGGACGAAGATGCCAACACGCCAGAAATTATCAACGAGCATCTAGCGTGATTCGATTCATTCTTGCCGCAGCGCTGCTGGCGGTTCCAAACACCGTTGACCCAAACCAGTTCTCCGTTGCTGGCTGGGAGCACGACCGAGTCAATCAGCGCGCCCACATCATGGATGGCAAGAGCTGGAACGGCAAGGAGTATGGCGCTGGCATTACCGTCTATGTCGTGGACAGCGGCGTATACGACTCCAAAATGTTCAAGGGTGGCGTTGAGCAGGGGTACAGCGCATTTTCCGACGGCAAGGTTGCGTGTGGCGCTTATCACGGGAGCATGATCGCTTCAATCATTGCGGGTCGGAACATCGGCCTTGCGCAAAAGGCAAAGATTGTTTCTGTGCGCGTTATGAATTGCGCGGGTAAGGGAAACCCAAAGAACATCATTGCTGGTTTAAATTGGATTTTGCAAAATGCTGACCCAGGTACATCTGTAGTAAACATGTCTGTTAGTGGGGCGGCAACGCAATCTATTGACGACAAGGTAAACGAGATGGTTGACGCTGGATTCCCAGTAGTTGTTGCCGCAGGTAACGAAGGCCGAGATGCTTGCCGATACAGCCCAGCGCGAGCCGATAGCGCGCTTACGATTGGCTCTTCCACTCGATTGGACTTGCGATCTAGGGCCAGCAATATCGGTCCATGCATTTCCCTCTATGCCCCTGGGGAAAACCTTACCGTGTATCACCCTCTTAACGGGCAGATGAGGCAAACTGGTACCTCTGGTGCTGCGGCATTTGTAAGCGGCGCCATCGCCGCAACCGCATCAATGTATGGCCTTGAAACATACGACGCAATGGTCGTGCTGCTCTATGGGTCAACCGCTGGGGCAATCTGCTGCGGCTACCGCACCACTTCAAGTGACCTGCTCTACCTCAATACTGACTTGTACAACGTCAGTGACGGAGAGTGGTGGGCTGACTGGTGGGACTAGAAGAACCTTTTGCCAGAAGTAAAGTAGAAGGAATTACCGCTTAGGTCTGCTGCGTACACTAGCGCGTCAACAAGGTCATCATGCTCTCCGTTTGGGAACGACAGCATCTCATGCTCCAGGCTGTCAATCCCTGGGGCTCCGTTAAGGTGAAAGACTTTACCCGCTTCATATCGCGCGGCAAGTGCGCGGCTTCTGCTTACCTTGTCCTTGTCTGGCCGAATAGCGCGAGCGGGAAGGCTAGTAGTGCCAAGTATCTCCCGAACGAACGTGCTCTGGTGCTGCACGGCTTCAATGTTGAGCGACTCAATAAACCGTGGCTCTTCCGCCTCGTAATTAAGGCCCCGCAAGCTGAGCATACGTTGCGGCCAAAGGATCTTTGGCCCCTTAGAGCTGCCAATCTCACCGTGGCGATTAATGCCAGTCAGCCACTCTTGGTGCCCTTCGTTGATGCGCTCTTTCCAGGCGCCAATAACGTAGAGGTTGTGGTCGTCATCTTCTAGCACCTCTACTGCGGTCGTATAGTCGCTGCGTTCGCTAATAGAAGAGGCGAGGTCAACGCCAATTCGTCTAGCGCCTTCCGGGAGCTTGTCCGTGCGCTGGAACCAGTCGTGCCGGAAGATGTTTCCACCCATGGAAGTAACGTCATTTTGAAATTGAAGCATGAAGATTGGCGTGCCGAGCTCCTCTTTCTTCTGATTAAGGGCATCAACCGTGTACATTTCTGGCCAAAGCGGCTGGTTGTCTTCCAGGGCCCTGCGCTGGTACTCTTGAATTCCCTTGCGCATAAGCTCGGCATAGAAGTCATCTTCGTGCCAGCGCGTCCCAACGTACCACTTCTTTGATCCCGGGACAAGCATTGGATCGACAACCTGCCAGTAAGTATCTGAGGCTTTTTGTCGTTGCCCAGCAGTGGCATTCTCCTTCATGCCAACCATGTCGTCCGCAAACAAAAGGTCAAGACGTGCTCCGGGCTTGATTGATCCAAGTCCGTCAGCAAAACACGTGGCATCTTTGCCCATGTTGACGCCCTTAATAGTCCAAGTTTCGTCGGTCCACTTGTTTCCAACCACGCCGTCGGCTGCCCAAGGGAACACTTCGGCAAAGAGCGGGCTTTCAATAAGCGTTTTGATGGCTCGGGATCTTGACATTGAGTCGGCAAGCACAGCCGTAAGAATGCCAATGCGGATATTTCCCTTGGTCATGCCAATAATTCTTGCCGCCCGGAAAATTAAGGCAGTAGTCTTTGCATGTCCACGAGGCATGAGCACCAGGGCGCGGTCGTGGCTATCCATAAACTTTTCCATTTCGCGCAGATGCTTAGGGAACACCAAGCCGCTCATGTACTCGGCAAAGGCAGCATCTGAGGTTGCGGCTTTCTTGCGCAGCCACTCTCGGTATTCGCTGTTGCTAATGCTAAGGTTCAATTTCCGTCGCCTTGCCTTCGATGGGCTCTTCTTTCATTGCCTCTGCCCAGGCCTGCAGGCGTGTTGCCAGCTGGTCCCTAGGAAGGGTGTCGATCTCGTGAGGAACAGCGGATAGTTGGATTGCCGCCCCGTTCTTTCCTGTAATCTCAGTGCGGTCTGGCTCATAAGCGCCAGTTAGCCTGGCTATACGGTCAATGACTTCTAGCTGAATCTTTAGGAACTGTGCTTCATTGCTGGTTCCTTTGGCGCGCGCAGCGGCCGCAGCGGCCATCTTGGAGACCAGGTTTGCGCGCTCAATGAGCTCACCCTTGTTGGTTGCGGGGTCTGGGTTGGGGTCAACCCATGATTTCTTAATCACGTAGCTGTGTTTTCGAACTGTTTCCTCGCTCAGGCTAACGATTCCGGCAATTTCAGACAGGGAAACACCCTGGAGCATCAACATTTTAATGCGCTCCCGGAGTGCTGCTAGTTGTTCTGCCGGCATGCGGCCTGGTCTTGCCATGTAACAATGATAACATACCAATCGTAGAAACTACCGTTCTGGTCATTTGCCTGTCCGCACCATAAAATGCGGGCAAGGGGGATTCCTATGGCCACGACTTACGATATTACAGCGGAACAAGGCAGCTACCTGACCATCAGCCTTGAATACCGTGACGCGGCTGGCAGCCTTGTCAATCTTACGGGGGCCACTGCGGCTATGCACGTTCGAAGAAGACAAGGCGCACAAGAGGCATTCTTGCGTCTTTCCAGCACAAACGGAACCACAACCGGCATTGCCCTTGGAACCACCAATGGCGCAATAACCGTTTACGTATCAGACGAGGCTCTGAGCCTCATTGCTCCCGGCACATATGTCTACGACCTTGAAGTAAACCCTGTTGGCGGAGCCATGGTAAAGCTTATCTCTGGCCTGTTTACAGTGTCCGGAGAAGTAACCAGATGACCGTAGAGGTTTCAGAGCAGACAAAGAATATCAACGTAACGCAGCAAAGCAATAGCGTTACTGCAACTACTAACCCTGTTTCCGTGTCCGTTAGCGCACCCACCCTGACCATAACAAGTGCCAGCGGGGGAACAGTGCAGGGCCTCCAAGGGCCAGCCGGACCGCAAGGCCCAACCGGAGCCACCGGCCCCACCGGGGCGACGGGTGCCACTGGCTCAACGGGTGCTACTGGGGCAACGGGGGCGACCGGACCGCAGGGAGAGCAGGGCGTTCAGGGGCCAACCGGGGCAACCGGAGCAACGGGCCCGCAGGGAATACAGGGAAGCGGCGCCTCACACTCAACCTATACGCACACGCAAAACTCCGCTTCTGCCACATGGACGATTACGCACAACTTGGCGTGCTTTCCGTCCGTCGAAGTGGTTGACAGTGCAGGAACGCTAGTCATTGGCGATATCACGTATATAGATAATAATAGTTTAACTGTCCAATTTGTTGCCGCATTTGGCGGCAAAGCCTATTTGAATTAAGGGGGAGCCATGAAGTTTCTAACCGTTCTAGACCTTCAGAAAAATGAGCTGCAGAATGCAGTCATTCAAAACCTAGCCACGGACCCAAGCACCCCCGTTCAAGGACAGATTTATTACAACACTGCCTCTGACGCAATTAAGGTCTACGACGGAGCCGCATGGGTAACCCTTTCAACAGGCTCAGGAACAGTTACGGCAGTTACTGGCTCAGGCGCAATCTCCTCATCCGGGGGCAGCACCCCAAACATCACCATTGCTGATGCTTCAACCACCGTCAAGGGCGCTGTCCAGCTCAGCGACTCCACCAGCACAACCAGCAGCATCCTTGCTGCCACGCCAACTGCCGTTAAGGCTGCGTACGACCTAGCCGCCGGCAAGGCAAGCACTGCTAACAAGTTGAGCGATTTTGCCGCGACCTCCTCCACAGAGCTTGCTGGCGTCATTTCCGATGAAACTGGCACAGGCGCTCTGGTATTTGCCAACAGCCCAACGCTTGTTACTCCCGCACTTGGGACGCCATCAAGCGCCACCCTCACAAATGCAAGCGGCCTTCCAATTAGCACTGGTGTTTCCGGGCTTGGCACCGGTGTTGCCACGTTCCTTGCGACGCCTTCTTCGGCGAACCTTGCCAGCGCTGTAACGGGAGAAACCGGAAGCGGCGCGCTAGTCTTTGCCAATACGCCAACACTTAACGGCGCAACCATCACTGCCACAGGGCAGACGCCGACAATTCACGGTATTTACCTTCCAGAAACGCACGGAATTTATTTTGAAGGAACAACGGCTAACGACTTCGAAACGTTCCTTAATGTTGTTGATCCAACTGCCGACAGGTCAATTAACCTTCCAGATGCTTCTGGCACGGTTGCGCTCACTGGAGACAAGCTTAGCGCTTTTGCCGCAACGTCATCCTCAGAACTTGCTGGCGTCATCTCTGATGAGACAGGCACTGGGGCACTAGTATTCGCAAATACCCCAACACTTGTTACGCCGAACATTGGCGCAGCAACTGGTACGAGCCTTGTACTTTCTGGCGATCTTACGGTCAACGGAACAACCACCACCATCAACTCAACTACCCTCACGGTGGACGACAAGAACATTGAGCTTGGCTCTGTCGTGAGCCCAACAGATGCCGGTGCCGATGGCGGCGGTATTACCCTTAAGGGTGCAACCGACAAGACGATTACCTGGGTTGATGCCACCGATGCGTGGACGTTCTCCGAGGACGTCAACCTTGTCGCTGGAAAGGCTTACGAGATTGCTGGCACAAGCGTGCTTAACGCAACAACTCTTGGCTCTGGCGTTACCGGATCAAGCCTGACTTCGGTCGGCACCATTGCCACTGGTACCTGGCAGGGCACTGCTATTGCCTCAACCTACGGTGGTGCCCTTCGCTACAACACCAGCGCCACCTGGACTGCCGGAGAGGCAAAAACCGTTACCCACAACCTTGGAACCAAGGCAGTTGTCGTTTCTGTTTATGATTCAACAGATGCACAGGTTTTTTGCGACATTGTAACGGCCACGACAAATACCCTGACGGTCACCATCAGCCTTGCAGGGACGTATCGAGTCGTCGTTCTAGGGTAAGATAGGCCTATGACTAAATTCGTAGGTACGCTCAATATCCCGTCGCTGGCATCGGCCCCTGCTGCCGCAATTGAGGGCGACCTTTATTACAACACCTCTACAGACAAAGTCAATTTTTATAACGGCTCAACTTGGTCTGCAATTAACCAAGCATCGGGAGCAATGAACTACGCGCAGACACAAGCCACAAAGCAGTCAACAATTTCAGAAAACGGCGTAACAATTGTAAGCGCGTCTATTGCAACAAATGGATACCCGGTCCAGGTGGTAGTTACTGGTGATGCGGAAAATAGCGCACTTGGCGGATGGATTAAGTTGCAACTTTTCCGGGACTCAACAGCTATTGGAAAGCAAATCCATGTTGAATCCTCTGCGGTATCTGAAAACATTCCGTATGCACTCACAGTCATCGACACTCCCGCCGCAGGGACATATACCTATGCGCTAAAAACTGCAAGCGCTGCCGCTGCTGGAACGTTTAACTTTGGCGAAACGGACGGTCCAGTGCTTACCGCCATTGAGCTAAGCGGAGCTACCACGGCCGGCGTTACCACCCTTACGGGTACGGCCAACCAAATCACGGCAAGCGCAAGCACGGGGGCCGTTACGCTAAGCCTGCCCCAGTCAATCGCAACGACAAGCTCGCCAACGTTCACCCAGGTCACTACCACGGCAGCAATTCGCACAGCGACTGCAGGGGCAGATGAGGCTATCTACGTCGGTGACGACGCAATCATTGCAGACGTAGATACTGCGGACACATTGGGAATTTATGGTCAGCAAGCTGCCACCAACGGTGGCATTGTATTTGGTTCCGGCAAGGATACGAATCTGTACCGCTCTGCGGCCAATACCCTTAAAACAGACGATAACCTTATCGTTGCTGGGGATATTACTGGAGACGGGGTTACAACTAATTTGGTTCATGGGATTACCCTGCAGAGGACAACAACTCTAACCGTAAACACATCTACGGATGCATCTGCAACGGCAATTACTTGGTCTAGTGCCGTAAAGAACACCACTCTCTACGCATACTGGTCTTCTGGGTCAACAATTACCATCCCATTGACCGGCTGGTACAGCATCACCTGTCATCTGGCCAGCGGCGGCGGTCTTGGTACTGGTTTTGCATTCAGGCTATATGTCTTGGTAAACGGAACTGTGGTTGCAAAGAATGAAACCCAAGCACAAGCAAACACCAACAACGACACTCCTGCGATCTCTACAATTCAGTACCTAACCGCAGCGGACGCATTGATTTTCCGGGCATCCGCATCAGCGTCATCCAAGACCATTGGTGGATCAAGGATTTCTGGATGCTCGGTGGTCTACATGGGCAACATGAGTGCGTAAGGAGTAAACATGAGTGAAGTTGTTGAGCTCAATTTCTGGAATTTATTGTGCACCACAGACGGGTGTGAGCTTGCCGGAATTAGTTTTCCTATCTCCAGCGAAGAAGCGGAATGCGGTGGTTGCAATACGGTGTACGCTCGACCAGAATAATACAAACATAATCTTTTTTTTGTAGACGCAATTGCTAATGCAATTGCGTTTTTTATTTGAGACAATAGACGCGTCACCAAGGAGATGGAGGGCGCATGACAAAATCACAATCAGAAATTATTCTTGATAGGCTCGACCGCATTCAGCGAGATATTGACGCGCTCAAAAACGAAATGGCTGAAACGAGGGGCGCTTTTCGACTTGCAAAGTTTGTCCTTGCCATTCTCGGACTTTCAGGAGTTGGCGGACTCGTTACGTGGCTATCGGGGCAGGGACAATGAATACTAAGTTTCTTACTATCCTTGCTTCTATTTGGCTTATTGTAGCCACGCTTGCGTACAGCGTCATTGCCTCGCCAGTTTCTGGCGCGCAAAGCAACTACGTAGACGCAACTAGAGATTTCTGGATTACCGTTCCTGAGGCTGGGTCGCTGCACCTTTGGACCGACCTGTGCGACGACAGCACCGCCCCTTGGTGCCCCGGCACGGTTGACTCCATGCTTTGGCTGTACGACAGCAACGGCACTCTTCTCGCTGCCAACGACGACTCGTACACGGATCACACTGGCGGCTACTCCCTTGCCTCAACCATCATTATCACCGTAGACGCCGGCGAGTATCGTGTGCGCGCTGGGGTGTGCTGCGGCGATCCTACGGCAGACCGCTTCTACGGCAATCACTACTACCTCATTAGCAACTTTGACGCTGAGCTTGCTCCTGGAACGCCGTCTGCAACGTGGACGCCAACGCCTCAGCCAACTCCCACGCCCACACCAACACCAACTCCGACACCAGAGCCAACCCCTACGCCCGTGCCAGACCCATACCTCAACGCACCTACCGGCCTTATGGTCACCGTGTACACAGATGGCAACGTTTATCTGACGTGGAACGCCCCAGAGGCAAGCGGTACCGACGTTGAGCGATACGGCGTGTTCTGGACTACGGGCGAATCAAACGGGTGGGGCGCTGCATCCACAGAGACCAATATGGGCATTGCCAGTAACGTCTTCGTTATTACGGGCGGCGTCGATCAAACGTACACATTCTGGGTAAGGTCTGACAACGACACGCTTAGCGTGTATTCGCCTATCTCAGACACGGTTTCCGTGTTTGTACCAGCCCCGCCGCCACCAACCCCAAGCCCAACGCCTGAACCGACCCCTACGCCGACCCCAGAGCCCACACC